CGGGCTGCTTTAAAGAAGTTTGGCGCAGAGAGTCCTGCTGATCTTGACGATGAGAAGAAGAAAGAATTCTTTGATTATGTTGACACTAATTATAAGGGCGAAAAGACCGAGGAAAGTGTCAAGAGGTATACTTTTTCTGTAGAAGAAGACGATCCCGATTCGATAGAAAAGAAGGATGATGATGAAGAAGAAGATTCTGTGGATGAAGATGCCGAGGACGGAAACATTAGTCCAGAGACTGTAAATGCCGTTATTAAATTGTTGAATAAGCGTAAGCTGGAAGGCAAGAAGGCAAAGACAGAAGAAGACGAAAAAGAAAAAGACAAAGAAGACGAAGGTGAAGAAGAAGACAAAGGCGAGGACAAAGAAGAAAAGGGTGAAGACAAAGAAGAAAAGGATGATGAAAAGCCTTCTAAGAAAACTGTTCCAAAAGAGAAGACTCCAGAAGAAGAGAGAAAAGAAGAGGGAAGGCCCCCAATTAAATTGAGTGGTAAAAAAAACAAAGTTAATGTAAACAAGTAAATATAAATGAAAATTTTATTATGTTATATGATTTAAATGAATCTAATGTATATCAGTATATGTTATCTTCTTATAAAAATCCACAATGTCATGGGTTTGAAGAATTTGAAGCGGACATAAAGCGGATTAAATATATCAAGCGATTGATTAATCGTTATGTTGTTTATGGTGAGACAAAGGAACGACTGTTGTTGAATCATATCATATCTTTTTATAATGTTTTTGGAATTGAAGCTGCAACAAGAATTTTGTTCTTAAAAATAGAGGAAGAATATTATACCATTCTCAAGACATATTTAATTTTTTTGAATTTTATGCCAGAGACTGTAGAGTTGATAAATGGTAAAAATATTTTAGACAGCGATATTCGGGTTGACCCAAAAATTGTACAAAGACTAAGGGATATATAGAGATGTCAAATAAAACATTCAAAGAATTAAGAAGTGAATCTTCTGTTCCAGCAAATGTGGCTGGCAGTGGAAAGTTTGCTGGACTTCCTCCTGATGATCCTGTTGTCAGATTAAAGAAAAAGAAGAAGAAAGATAGTGTTGACGAGGGCCCCAAGTTTAATCCAAAAGATCCTATGTTGCCAATAGAGAAAGAAGCCATATCAGATTTTTATAAAGAAATTTATGGCTTCCGGCCAAGAGGATCTTCTTTTTGGAAGAACATCAAAACCCGTGGTGATGTATCTGATGTAATGAATGATCTTGAAGTTGCTTGGAAAAAGAATCAAACAAGGGGAAAGAAATAATGATATCGTTTTTGGGGGTCGCTACTAAGTTTGTTGCGGACTTCTTGAGTAATATAATCAATGGAATTGTCAATAAATGGATGCAGATGAGGGAATCAAGAAAGCGGGGAGAAGCGGAGGCGAAGAATGTCGCACATGAAGAGAATGCAAAGCGAAAGGCAAAGTCTGATGCAATTATGTCGAAGTCGGTTAAAACGGGTAAGGCTCTTACTGACAGTATTCGTAAGCGCAGTAATCCTACTGACGATTAGTTGTGCCACTCGGGCTCCGGTGTTGAAACCATCACCATGCCCACAATGGTCTGAATATGCTATTGATGATTTAGTGATGTTGTTGGAAATGCAGGAAGCTGGAAGGTTAGATATTGTATCATTAGAATATCAATTAGGAGAAAATCAAAGACATTGTGAGGCACTCGATGCCTTTCTAGAAGACGAATAAAGGATTGGTAAAATGAATGAAATCGTTCGACAGGTATTAATTGGGGTGTCTATTGCGGCTATTGCTGGGTCTTGGGCATTTGCATCTACCCGTGCATCCATTGACTCAGTTACTTCCGTTGAATTTGAAATAAAAGAATTAGAAATGAGTGTCGAGAGAAAGTTTGAACGGATTGGAAGCAATCTTGACGAATTACAGGACACCATGCATCGTGGTGAGGTTGAGCAATCGGCATTCCGCGCACAACTAAGAGAAAAATTGAATATCGAAGATTGATAACATATATTATGAGGTTTTATTATGGGTTATGTGGACCACAAGTTCATTGGGATAATTTCATCCCGACTGAAGAACTTTACTAAAAAAACAAGCACACTTTATAATTTTAGATGTCCCATCTGTGGGGATTCCGAAAAGAATTCTTACAAAACCAGAGGATATTTATTTCCTTCCGAGGACAAATCTACTTTTATTTTCAAGTGTCATAACTGTGGTGACACTCGGCCTCTCGCAAGTTTGATTCGTCATATCGACCAAGAGGTCTATCGGAAGTATCTTCTTGAGGGATTCAAGGACGAGAATGATAATCGGTTTGTGGTCAAGGGCAAGCAACAGAAGAAGAAAAAGAAGATAGACAAAGATGTAGATTATTTTGAAAAGACTCTTGATGCCCAGAGGATTGATAGGCTTCCGGCTAATCACAAGATTTTTCTTTTTCTAGAGAAGAGAAAAATTCCCAAAGAATCCCACAGTCGTTTGTATTACATACATAATGACAGGAACCTTGAACGCATTCATCCCAAATATAAAAACAGGATTACTGGTCAGCATGACCGTTTGATTCTTCCCTTTTATGATCGGGATGGCAGGGCAGTGGGTCTGGCAGCAAGAGCATTGGACCCGGTTGTCCAGCCACGGTATCTTGCGTTTCGTCTGGATGATACAGTCCCCATGTTGTATGGGATTGAAAATATCAAACGGAATGCAAGAAAGCCTGTGACGGTAGTCGAAGGTCCGATTGATTCGCTGTTCCTTGATAACTGTATTGCAGTGGCAGGAGCAGACTTTGCGAAGTTGGAAAAGGAAGTCCGCAAAGACAAATGTATTCTGGTATTTGATAATGAACCACGCAATAAAGAAATTGTAAAAAGAATGAAAAAAATGATTGATGCCGGATATAAGGTTTGTGTCTGGCCTGAAACTATTGAAGAAAATGATATCAATGATATGGTTCTTGCCGGAAAGTCTCCGAGTGAAATTCAGGATGTGATAAATACAAATACATTCTCGGGCTTGAAAGCGGTAGCAACTTTGAATAGCTGGAAAAGGTGTAGTATATGATGGATGTGGAATTGATAGATTATATGGGAAGTGACTTGACTGTTGCAAATGCTGCCCGAGTAAGTTTCAATAAACACTCAAAAGAATTGACGATAGGGGATGAAAAATTGATTAAGTTTCTGGCGGAACATAATCACTGGACACCCTTCGGTCATTGTAATTTACAATTTAGAATTAAGGCACCAATATTTGTTGCGAGGCAATTAGTGAAGCATCAAGTTGGTTTAACATGGAATGAGGTATCACGAAGATATGTACAAAGTGAACCCGAGTTATACTCTCCCGAATCGTGGCGTGCGAATCCAGAGAATAAAAAGCAAGGGTCTTCAGAAGAAGAAACAGTTGATTGGCTTCTTATTAATGAGAAGTCAGTAACCGATGCAGTAGAGAGTTTAAGCAGTAAAGCAGTAGCCCTATATACTGAACTGATTGAGGCTGGTGTTTGTGCAGAACAAGCTCGTATGGTTTTACCACAGAGTCTTATGACAGAATGGTATTGGACGGGTTCGCTGTATGCGTTTGCCAGAGTATGTAACCTGAGATGTGCAAAAGACACTCAGAAAGAAACCAGAGATATTGCAAATAGGATATCCTATTTTGCTAAACAAAGATTTCCAGTATCATGGAAGAATCTAGTAGGAGAAGTTAAATGAAGTCAGAGCAGCCAACCATGAGCCCCTTGCAACAATACATTCATACATCCAGATATGCAAGGTGGTTGCCAGAGGAAGGAAGACGAGAAATTTGGGAAGAAACGGTTGACCGATATGTTACTTTTTTTGATGAATACGTTGAATCCAATACGATTGGAAGTATTAGCAGCGTAAAGGATGAACTCAAGCGTGCTATTTTTAATATGGAAGTCATGCCTTCTATGCGCTCAATGATGACCGCTGGTCCTGCTCTAGAGAGAGAAAATATTGCCGGATACAATTGTTCATTTGTCGCAGTGGATTCTCCCCGCGCATTTGATGAGGCTCTCTATATTCTTATGAATGGAACAGGGGTTGGGTTTTCTGTGGAGACAATGCATGTTGAAAAACTGCCTCTCGTTGCCGAAGAATTTCATCAGACAGATACAACCATTGTTGTTGCCGATAGTAAGCTGGGTTGGGCAAAGGCACTCAAGGAATTGGTAGCCATGCTTTACACGGGGCAGGTTCCGCATATTGATACATCCAATGTTCGCCCTGCTGGCGCACCGCTGAAGGTCTTTGGTGGAAGAGCATCTGGGCCAGAGCCTTTGGTACAAACCTTTGATGCGTTTATCAATACATTTCGGGTTGCTTCTGGAAGACGATTGACTTCATTGGAGTGTCACGATCTAATGTGCCATGTGGCATCTTGTGTCGTGGTGGGTGGTGTCCGAAGAGCAGCATTAATTTCTCTTTCTGATTTGACGGATGAACGAATGCGTCATGCCAAGACAGGACAATGGTATACCACAGAACAGCATCGTTCCTTTTCAAATAATTCGGCAGTCTACAAAGAGAAGCCAGATATTGGTGTCTTTATGTCAGAGTGGCTTTCTCTCTACAACTCAAAGAGTGGGGAACGTGGTATTGTAAATCGTGAAGCTCTCAAGAAGAAGGCAGCAGAAAATGAAAGACGAGATGCTGACTATGAGTTCGGCGTAAATCCATGTAGTGAAATTATTCTTCGTCCAAACGGATTCTGTAATCTTTCTGAGGTAGTGATTCGCCCCGATGATAATATGGCAACCCTTGAGAAGAAGGTTCGTCTTGCAACAATCATCGGAACCATGCAGGCAACTCTTACCAAGTTTCGTTATCTTCGGAACGATTGGAAGAAGAATGCAGAGGAAGAACGATTGCTCGGTGTTAGCTTGACGGGAATCATGGATAACAAATTGACCAACGGAAAGACAAAGGGATTGGAAGGAGTTCTGGATATACTCAAGCAGGTTGCCATTGATACAAATAAAGAATGGGCAGACACTTTGGGTATTCCTGTCTCAACGGCAATCACAACAGTCAAGCCATCAGGAACAGTATCTGTGTTGGTAGATTCGGCAAGTGGAATCCATTCTCGGTTTTCTAATCATTACATTCGTACAGTTCGTGCAGACAAGAAAGATCCAGTAAGTAAATTTATGATTGATTACGGAGTTCCTGTAGAAGATGATGTCATTGCTCCAGACCACAATCATGTATTTTCTTTTCCCGTGGCAGCACCAAAGGATTCAATAGTCACTAGCGACTTGTCTGCGGTGGAGCAACTGGAAAGGTGGTTGGCATACAAGAGGCATTGGTGTGAGCATAATCCGTCATGCACTGTGACTGTAAAAGAACACGAATGGATTGATGTGGGTGCGTGGGTATATGAACACTTTGATGAGTTGACAGGTGTTTCTTTTCTACCTCACACGGAGCATATATATAAGCAAGCACCATTTATGGAGGTTAGTAAACAAGAGTATACAGAAGCCAATAAACTCATGCCAAAGGATTTGGACTGGACTCGTCTCGGTGCCTATGAGACATCCGACCAAACTGTGGGGTCGCAGACTATGGCATGTACAAGTGGAGAATGTGAGATAATTTAATGCCCATAGAAGATTACGACGAAGAACCCGTAGAACTCACACTTGAATGTTCTGAGTGTGAGATGGAATATGCCATTTATGTAAATATGGATGGTTTCCTAGAGCAGGCTCGGTACTGCCCGTTCTGCGGGGCCTATGACCCTGATTACGACAGGTCAGAATAATAGTGCCAGTTTTTGCAGGAATTGACTATTCCCTCACTTGTCCTGCTATTTGTATTTACAATACAAAAGATGGTACTTTTTCATTCAATAATACCAAGGCGTTTTTTCGTTCTAATCTGACAAGATTTGAAATGTTTAAAGAAGGCAATCTCACCGGAGAAAATCACAATCCGTGGAAAACTGATATAGAGAGATATGATGACATTAGCAATTGGGCACTTGATACATTAAAACAACATAAGGTTAAGAAGGTATTCTTAGAGGGATATTCTTTCGGTTCCACCGGCAAGGTTTTTAATATAGCCGAAAATACCGCAATACTTAAATATAATTTGTGGGAAGAATATATTGATATTGATATTATTGCTCCCACCCAAATTAAGAAGTTTGCTTCTGGGTCTGGAAATGCCTCAAAAGAAAAAATGTACGAGGCATTTGTGGAGGAACATGGTGACCTTGATTTGAGGTCAAAATTGACCCCAAGATCAACAAATGTAATAAGTCCAGTTAATGATATTGTAGATGCCTATTATATATTAAAATATGGCATTTATAATGAAAAGAAAAAATGATTTTTTTTTGGTCCGGGCCTTGACTTTTGCCTTTCGGGAACTATATTATAGGGGAACAAAACGAGAGACTTTTCCTCTCGGGACAGGCGGAGTAGCTGAAGGAATATCATTATGGATGTCAATTTAATTAAAAATATAATGAATTTAATTAAAGATATTAAAAAACAAATGGGTGATGAAAATCCGATAGCAAAATATGTGGCAGTCGCTGTTCGGGAAAAAATGGTGAGAGATAATTTAAATAGATTTATGGAAAGGGATATAACAGAATGAGCACTCAGGTTGGCGTAATTGTACCGGGCGAATCTCTTGATGTCGAGGCATTCAAGAAGGATTATATTGAAACATTTGAAAATTCTGACCCCAGAGATAGAAAGCCGATGAAACTTGAGTTCATTGAGAAGGATGGTTATGTAGAAGTATTTGGAAAATGATTTGAATTATCCGGCAAAAGTGCCGGGTATTGATTGACCTATATATTAGGGAAATCGTTAGTATGGTGCGTGAATATCGGTTGGTGTGTTTGCGTACCTTTTTTGAAGCCAACATATGGAGAACTACTAATATGGCATTTGCAGCAAACTCTAAGACACGAAAGATCGTTGACTACTTGGCAGAGGGTCGTACCCTTACAGCCGCTCAGGCTCAGTCCCGCTTTGGGATTAAGAACATGAGTGCCGCCATGTCTTCGATTCGGGAGACGGTTGAGGCTTATGGTAACTGGGAAGTTACCAAGACCACCGCCAAGAACGGAGCCACCAAGTATGGTATCGTTCGTGCCTAAGAGGCATCTTAATATGTAATTAATTGAATTGGGGGGAGAGACAATCAATGTAGTCCAGAGAGGCTCAATTGTCTTTCCCCCCTTTTCCCGTTTTTATACATGATGATTTGAGGAGAATAATATCATGTCAGATAATTTTGAGTTTAAGATTTCCCCACCAGAAGAACGTGAAGCGAAGGGTGGAAGTGAATTAATTTACAATCGAGTATTGGACCTTCTTGATGATGATATTAAAGATGAATTTGTTTTTGTTATGCAGAGAGTTCGTCCTCATCATATGGATAACGATAAGAAGAAAATTCTTTGGTTGGAAGACCTTCCAGAAGACCCAGAGTCTCAGCATCTAAAAGACCCAGAATCAAGAAAACGATTTTCTAAGTTTGTTTTTCCTACCAACTGGGCAATGTGGGATTTTCATCAGAAGTTGGGTGTTCCTTATGAGGATTCGGTCGTTATTCCCAATTCCATTGTACCTTTTCCTCAACACGAAAAACCAAAAACAGATAAGAAAAAGATTATATATTTTTCAACCCCACATCGAGGATTGAACATTCTTGAATCGGTTGTTCGTTACATGGAAGAAACCAGAAATGATTTTGAATTGGATGTATATTCCAGCTTCAAGATTTATGGTAGAGATGAACAGGATGAACTGCCGGAATTTCAAGACCTATATGGTCGATTGAATGAATTGAAATCCGTCAACTATCACGGTTCCGTCCCTAATGACGAGATTCGTAAGGCATTGCAAGAGACGCACATCCTTGCATACCCATCCATTTATTTGGAAACCTCTTGTCTTGTTGCTATTGAATCAATGGCAGCGGGGTGTCTTGCAGTGGTTCCTAATTATGGGGCATTGACGGAAACCTGTAAGGATTTTGCTCATATGTATCAGTGGCACCCGTCCATTGAACAACATGCTGCGACACATTATCATTATTTGTGCAATGCTCTTAATACTTTCTGGACAGATACAACACAAGAACTTTTGGATTTGCAGAAAGTTTGTTATAATTATTTCTATAGCATGGATATGTGTATGTCCAAGTGGAATACTATGCTGAAAGGAATTCGGGAATGAGAGCGGTAGTAATTGGGGGTATGGGCTTTATTGGAAGCAATCTTGTTGACCAATTGGTAGATGATGGTCATGATGTTTTGGTTATAGATAATCTCTCTACAGGAAAGATTGAGAATGGAAACAAGAAAGCTCAATTCAGAAGTATTGATATAAACTATATGGCATCACACAAGTACCTAAACGAGAATTTCCTCAAAGGCGCAGATTGGGTATTTCATTTGGCAGCAACGGCAAGAGTTCAGCCATCAATTGAAAATCCTATTCCATACAATCATAACAATGTGTCCGGGCTTTTGAATGTATTGATGGCAGCAAAAGTGGCAAAGGTCAAACGATTTATTTTTAGTTCTTCTTCTTCTGTCTATGGTGACACCCAGTATACCCCAACAGATGAAGAGCATAGCAAAGACCCCATGAGCCCTTATGGTGCCACTAAGCTAATTGGTGAAATTTATTGTCGCAATTTTTATAAGACATATGGCTTGAGTACAACTTGTCTCCGATACTTTAATGTATATGGAGAACGGCAAT